GTGCGTCATTCACATAACGGGTTGCTTCCATCTCATTTGGTATTTCTACTATTTGATTTGAACTCCCGTCAGTCATGGTAATCAATTCGTGCTTCTCCATTGAGAAACTCGATGAATGGGGACCAACACCCCATTCTTGAAGATCTAGCTCTTCAGCCGCTAGTGGTTTGTTAGCTTCCACAATGCTATTTTTATAATTTATATGTTGTGTTGTATTGGTAGTCCATTCGTTTATACTCTTTTGATCGTCAGAACTAATCGATCCAGAGTTGTGTGAGTGTGGCGGGCCACCAATCCCCATTTTGGAGATAATATTGCCCCAGCCAAAGAAGCCTAACCAGTCGCTATCACAATTCGACGAGTCGGTATCCATACCTTGACCTTTACCCATTACTGCTGGGTCAGCGTTGTTTTGTTTCCACAATGAAACACGTTGCTCATAAGTTAAGTACAATCGGTGGATGAATCTGTGCAATTCAAATTCCTCCACTATCTTAATCAGTTTTTTCTGCCGATCGAGATAGATTGCCTTTCCATAAAAAGCCCATTCATCCAAAGCACCATCTACATTTGCGCCAACTATAACTTCAACAGATGTCTCACTAGACATGTAGTTACATAAGCGTTTATATATAGATGCTTCTTCCAAAGGGGCAATCATGGTACCATAATCATCACTCCAGACAAATTTCCTCTTCAGAAAATCTATTTCACACAATCTCGAAAAATTTTTAAGTTCTTCATCCTTCTGCGCTGGTGTGACAACAAAACCAAATTGCTTCAAGTAAGTAGCATAGCCTTTCATAGTATAATTTCCGGCCAAGGAACCAACTGCAGCAATCAAATCATCTCCATAACTCATCATTCTAATATTACTAGAAAATATACGCCTAGGATAGAGATGATAAAAATAAATTCTCATCAACAAACTATTACATAAGCTGTTAATGAAAACTGTTAAAGAATTTCCTGAAGGATTTGCTCCATCCAACATCAAGACATCACCATTAAAGTCTACTACTGAAAAGGATAGATCAGTAAAAATGGATTGAAGAATTCTAATATCAACATCAGAATACCCAACAATCTTAGCAATGTCTATGAAAATTCTTCCAACTGCAATGATCATCTGGCTCGG